GTTTACCATGGAAGCAATTACTGGAAGAGTCAGCATATGGCCATCTGGATGGACACATGTTCACAAAGGACAGATATCCAAAATAAAAGAGAAATACATAGCTACTGGTTGGTTTAATTACGAGACTCCATGAATTTTACGGTTTACTCAAAAGACGGTTGCCCATACTGCGATCGCATCAAACAAGTATTGACACTTGCCAAATTGAATTATGTGGTATATGATCTAGACAAGGACTTCAACCGAAGTGAATTTTTTGAGCAATTTGGGGTAGGAGCAACCTTTCCTCAAGTTACTGTGAATAATAAAGACCTCGGAGGTTGTACTGACACTGTAAAATACTTAAAGGAACACAATTTTGTCTAAAATCATCAATGACGATGTTTACATGCTTGCTGAGAAGGCAATGGATGTAGCAATTACCGAAAGAAAGTTCTTTTTCAAAATATATGATCTCCTAGTCCATTCTAAGGCAACTAGGAAGTCCTGTATCGAGTTTTTGGACTCATCGACTGCCAAGAACCTCATAGACACCGCAGACGACCTAGAGGAGTATATAAAGGGCGGTAGTGATGGTACACACAAACAAATACGTGAAGCGTACCACTTCTTGTCTAAACCAGAGGCAAGAAAAATTGTAAAATACTTAAGAGGAATTATTGACGATGCGAAAAGGTACGAGTGGGATCACCGACCAGGAAGGAGGAAAAAGTCCATCTCTAAATAGGGGTATAGAGCTTATGTTGCCACGAGCAAGGAGGGAAAAGAAGTCCAACATAGACCTTGACCTGACCCTTCCCTTGTTCAAATGGAGGATTAGGTTTCGACTTAAATTCGACATTACGGAGAATCATGGAAACTAACTTAATAATCTGGGTTGCTAGTGTTAGCACCATTTTTGCCTTTGGATTAGGCGGTATTATAGGGTGGATATATAGAGGTACAGTTGACGAGAACACATACAAACGTCAGTTGAACAACTTACATCCTGAGTTCCTAGATGGCAATGGAGCATATGTCAATGAAGAACTGTTAGCAGTTAAATTCATGGATGATGACCTACTACTTGACGAGGATGACGATTAATAGTATAATGACTTGATAGGTAACATTATTATGGCAAAAAAATTACCAAACGATGCTTTACTAACTGAGATTATTCAGAAGGTATCATCAGCGAAGACAAAGAAAGAAAAAGTAGAGTTACTACAGGAATACAATAATAATGGACTCAGAGCAGTTCTCATCATTAACTTTGATGATTCTCTCAAGTTCTTACTTCCAGAGGGTGACGTTCCATTTAAAAGGAATGAAGCACCCGCAGGAACTGAGCATACTCGTCTAGATCACGAGTATAAGGGATTCTATCGCTTCTTTAAGGGTGGTGATAGCACTATTTCTAATATGAATAGAGAGAAGTTGTTTATACAACTCCTAGAAGGTCTACAGGAGACAGAAGCAGATTTGTTCATCTTGGCATGTAACAAAGATCTTCAGTCTAAGTATAGAGTGACTAAAGCAGTTGTTGCTGAAGCATTCCCTGAGATTGAATGGGGTGGTAGAGGATGACCGTTTGGGCAAAGAACCAAGACGTTCCCGACAAGCAAGATAAGTATGGTATTGTAGTTCTAGAGATAGATTGCGATAGATCTGTAGCAAAGAATACCAAACTACCTCGTAACTCATATCTTGTAACTTACATAACAGATGGAGTCGAGCATAACGATATTATCGTTGGACTCAAGACTGACATCTTTGATTGTTATTATGATTCCCTTGGAAAGGGCAGTTTACAAAGTATCGAATATACTGATGGAACCATCAACTCCAAACTCTTCGACACCAAGAAGTACATCGACTCATCAAATCGAGGAGCTACTAAAAAGAAAAAATGATCTGTTCGACTTTAAGTCGGAAACAGAAGATCTCGATGACCTAGCGGACGAGATCTTTGAAGCACTGTATCAACACACAGCAAAACAACGTAATGAAACTGAGACCGAGACAAGTTAAACTAATCTCCATCACCCCTGATGCTGAAAAGACCATGGGGTATATCGCAAGGGTATCTAACCCAAATAATCAAGACAACCCTAAAGTGGCAGGGTTACTTAAATACTGTATCAAGCATGAGCACTGGTCAGTCTTTGAACAAGCTACTATGACATTAGAGATAGAGACCACTAGAGGTCTAGCAGCACAGATATTAAGGCATAGGTCATTTACATTCCAAGAGTTCAGTCAGAGATATGCTGACACAGGACTGTTGGGTGCTATACCTATACCAGACTTGAGAAGACAGGATGATAAGAATAGACAGAATAGTATAGATGATATATCACAGGAGCAGAAGACAGCATTACAGGGACAGATAGAAAGGTATTTTGCTGAGGGAATAGACCTATATAATGAACTCTTACGAGAGGGTATTGCTAAAGAGTGTGCTAGATTTGTACTCCCGTTAGCAACACCAACCAAAATCTATATGACGGGATCATGTAGGTCTTGGGTTCACTATATAAATTTAAGGTCTGCTCATGGGACACAGAAAGAACATATGGACATTGCTAATCAATGTCGAGAGGTGTTCAAGGAACAGTTCCCAACTGTAGCAGAAGCACTTGAATGGATTTAATTATGGCAATCTACCCAGTAAAAAACTTAAAAACAGGAGAAATGAAGGAGTTATCAATGACCCTCAAAGAATATGAGGATTGGAGAGATAACCACCCCGACTGGGATAAAGACTGGTCTGCGGGTGTCGCAGATGCGGTCTCTGGAGTTGGAGATTATCAGGACAAACTACCTGATGGTTTCAAAGATCGACTTCGTAATGTCAAGAAACACCACCCCTACGCTAAATTCGAGGCTCCCTAACTTTCATGCCAAAAACAGCAGTTAAAAAGCAACCTTCAATGGTTGGTTTGACCAAAAGACAAATGAAACGTAAACCTATCAACTCAGGATATTTGACACCAGTCAAACCCCTGACTCCAAGTCAGGAAAAGGTCTACGATGCTTTCTCTAAACAGAAAAATCTATTTCTATATGGAGCAGCAGGAACTGGTAAAACATTTATCGCAGTGTACCTAGCACTACAAGAAATACTAGATGAGAAATCGTCTTATGATAAGCTATACATCGTAAGGTCATTGGTTCCAACAAGAGAAATAGGTTTCTTGCCTGGTGACCATGAAGATAAGGCAGAGCTATATCAGATACCATATCAGAACATGGTACGTTATATGTTCAAGATGCCAGATGATGCTAGCTTTGATATGCTCTATGCTAATCTAAAAGCACAAGAGACTATCTCATTCTGGTCAACATCATTCTTGCGTGGTACAACATTAGACAATGCTATTGTATTGGTGGACGAGATGCAGAACTTGAATTTTCACGAGTTAGATAGTATTATAACTAGGTTAGGTGTCAACACAAAAATTATATTTGCGGGTGATGCTGCTCAAACCGATCTAGTTAAAACTAACGAGAGGAATGGAGTATTAGACTTTATGAAGATCATTCAAGGTATGGATGAGTTTGAAATGGTAGAGTTTGGTATACAGGACATTGTTCGTTCGGGACTGGTGAAATCTTACTTAATTAATAAACTGAATCTTGGACTTTAAACACCTAAACATCCATAACTTTAAGGACATAACAGCAAAGACAACTAAAGAGGGTAGGAGGTATCAGATTGATGATGCTTTCTACCCTTCTGTTACAACAGTAATTGGAGAGAAAAAGAAGAAATCAATATTAGAGTGGCGACGTAAGGTTGGCGAGCAAGAAGCAAATGCCATATCTAAACGTGCTACGACACGTGGTAACAAGTGCCACAAATTAGCAGAGGATTATCTCAATAACAAAGCACTGGACAGGTATAAGGATGATGTGCTATCATTAGGTATGTTTCATCAGATAAGACCTTATATTGACAAGATAAATAATATACACGCACTAGAGGCACCATTATATTCACATACATTAAGACTCGCAGGAAGAGTTGATTGTATTGCTGAGTATGAGGAAGAACTGGCGATTATAGACTTTAAAACGTCAAGTAAGTCAAAACGTGAAGAGTGGATACAAGACTACTTTTCACAAGAGACAGCATATGCTATAATGTTTCAAGAACTTACTGGTCTTATACCTAAGAAACTTGTCACCATCATTGCGACGGAGACAGGTACACCTCAAGTCTTTGTCATTACTGATATTCTCAAGTACGTACCCATACTAAAAGAGTACATCGACTATTACAGGAGTATCCATGGCAACTGGTAAGATAAATGAAGTCCTAGAGGAAAATTTTATGACTGCGAGCAAGTTTTCGCTTGAAATTGAGAACATCGTAAAAGATGGTTCACTTAACTACATTGAAGCAATAGTAATGTATTGCGAAGAGAAATCTATTGAGATAGAGGGAGTCAACAAACTCATCAATAAACCATTGAAAGAGAAGTTGAAGTTTGAAGCACAAAAGTTAAATTTTATTAAAAAGGGGAGTAGAGGATTCTTACCACTGTGAAAGGTTATGATGCGTATCGCATGTATCTCGCCATGCGTAATCATTTTAAAACCAAGAAATTCAATTTTGCTAATAAGCAATTCGCTAAAGCTAGAGAAGATACATACGACAAAAGAAAAGACAAATACTTCTTCGTCAAACTATCACGTAAGTACGATGAGCAACAACTCGCTAAGTTTTTCCTAGCAAATTTTGTACAGGAAAACGGTGAATGGATAGGTGCGATGTCCGCACATGGAGAGAAACATTATCTTGAATATATAAAGAAATTAGAGTCTTTATCATATGTTTTTAAGAGTGATGCTCTCACTATGAGGGAGCATTGCGAGAACTTTGATGATCTGTTCAAAGGCAACCCACACCCACCCTTGATTAAATTGTGGATGGGTGGTAAGATAACACTGGAATCAGTCGTTATCATGGAGAAGATGTTCGAGTTTTGCGAACGTATCACTGCTACCGACCCTGTATGGGAGATAGCAAAGACCAAGATCATAAAGTACGAACAACTCTTACAAACATCAACTGACAAACACAGGAAAGTTCTAAAGGAGTTGTACCTATGAAATTCTTTGAGTCTGACGTAGTTCAAGACGAATTGAAAAGAATGCAGGATTTATATGTTGACATTAATCGTATGGGTATTATACTGACAGTAGATCAGAAAATAGACCAACTAGCAAAACTGCTAGAATTGATTGATCTTCAACAAACGATGTTCATGCGTGTTACACTATCAGAGAGACCAGAAGCAAAACGTATCCTAGCACAGGTGCGTGAAGCTGCTACTCTACTTGGTATGAAACCAGATCAAGTAAATTCTCAATTCTATACGTCACTCAGAGGACAAGTAGAAAAAATGATAGAAGAATTGGAGACCTCCAAATGACCGCATTAATCATCATAGTTGTACTCATCACAATCGCAGGAGCACTGATCAGGTACTATGACCCCCACTAAATTATGAACGCTGATTTTACTCGCATCGCTGACGCACTTGAAAGAATCGCAACAGCACTTGAACACCTTCGCATAGAAGAAATTGAACATAACCATGTTGAAGGTGATATTAATAATCATCCGAAAACTTGGTAATGAACCTCTGGCAAAACTACATAGATGCTGTCTGGGACACCTTCCCAGACTTGAAGCATAAAGAAACATGGGCAGAATGGGAAGGTAAAGGAACTAAACTGACTGCCAAAATCTATAAGAACGAACACTTCATAAAATCGAGAGAAGTTAACATATGGAGTGACAAGACGCACGTATATAATACGATAATATATCCTAACACTGGAGCGAATCTACCTTGCTTTGGTATGGATCTTATGGGATTTACTGAGAAGAGAGTTATAATAGTATTTGACTTCCAACACCCTACAGAGAACTATCTCTTTAGTGTGGATGGACTACCAAAATGTGAGAAGGATTATCGTTTCTTTGAGAAGGGTAATCACTTCTCTGACAACATCTATGTTCGCTATTGTAAGATGGATGAGGTTGATGAACATGTAGGCATGTTCAAACAATACTTGACAAAATACAAAGAGATGATAGACTTAAATGTACCGAAGGGAACGGACACAGACATCTATAAGGACTTCGATTCTTATATGACACGTTTGGATCCTGTAGGTCCATATCTAGCAACAAAGTTTGGCAAGGAAAAGTCCGAAATGCTTGTCAACGACTTCCTTTTTTGCTATAAATAGAAGGTGCGATCATATAGCACAATACAAACAATACGGAGAAATACATGTCTTTTGCTTCACTTAAAAAGTCAACTTATACTGACCTCCTTTCTAAGGCAGAGTCACTTAACAAGACTGAGGTTCGAGGTGCCGATGA